GAGATGGTATAGAATGTATCTCTCATCTGTTTCTTATCAGTACTCCTTTCAGCACTACCGATAGTTTCCTGACCACCTAAGATCACATCGATCTTCTTACTGGTGCCGTCATCGTTACGTGCCATGTTCCAGAATGGTGATGTCCACTCTGGGAAGTCAGTAATCATACCAGAGCCAATTGATTTCTCATGGTCATGGTCGAGTTCTTTTGTGCTGAATAGCTTTGCCCAATCATCATAGGTTTCTATTGTTAGCTCAGGAAGTCCAAGATGCTTACATAACTCAATCTCCATTTGCTTGAGTTCTTCTACACCACCCTTCATCTCAAACTCAAACATGGGGAAGATAGTCTCGTGTCTACCTGGTACAGGATTAGGTTCTGCCCTGTATGATGTAGACAAACAGAAAAACCCTTCTGCTGAAGGGTTCGATAGTAATTCATATTCTAACCACATCTGACCTGTCTGTGGTAGTGGCCAAATATTATCGGCATAATTATAGGTTGCTACTGTCTCTGGATCTTCACATGCAGCAAGGATACTCAACCTATTCTGTGTGTGAACCTCATAAAAATTCTTAGACAAAAAAAATGACCGTAACTCGGTCACTGCATCCGTAAACTCTTTTGGGTCAATCAAACTTGTCATTATACTAAGTCAAACTGGATTATTTATAACAAAAAAGAAAGTCATCGACAAGACTTTTTGCCTTTTCCTCACCGAACTTAGATTTAAGATATCCTGCTACAGGATCTAGCTCAGTCATGTACTCATCAAACCTCTGATATGCACCAAGATCTTCACCATCAGGTGTCTCCCAGTCCATCAATTTCTTATATTCATTCAGGTATTTCTTGAACATAGGTATATGATCGTCTACCTCATCCATAGTACATTTAATGACTTGAATGTTCTCAGAGAAATGATTACCCTTCTCAAAGAACCTATAGTCCTCCTTCGATACTGGTAGACCAGGCACTGACATTAAATAATGCTCTACTGGATGCTGGAAGTCAAATACTATAATAACTTTTTTCTGAAAGAATCCCATGAGATCCATGCCAAAGCAAGGTAAATTTCCTGCCCATCCATTTGCACCTGTTTTAGGATAAAGAACATTGTTGTAGATGTTGGATTTTTCATCCCAGATGTCCACTTCCCTTGACTTAATAAAACTATCATGGGTGCGTGTACGTGCTGTAAGCTTTGTTCCATCCTTTCCTGTCCATTCTGCCCACATGGGCTGTTCTTCAAAGCCAGGAAATGTTTCCCATACTGCTTCTTTATAGTTCTTCCAAAGGTCTTTTACTCCCACCATATCCACCCTGTTAAAATGTACTTGTCTTGTGTCATTGAGACCTCACCTTTGTGTAGGTGAGTATATCCTGCAGGGAAGATAAGTGTCTTACCCTTGGTTGCTTTAGTTGTAATATTCTGATGATAGAACATTGTGCCGCCATTGTCAACGTCATTAAGATAGGTCATGAAGACCATAGCTCTATCACATGTCTTCTTTTGTGCAGCATCTATATGCCACTGATGGAAACCTTCTCCTGGTTTATACCACTGTATGATAGGTAGGTGCTGCAACTCAAAGGTTCCACCAAACTCCATGAACCTATACTTGGAGATATAATCCTGTACAAACTTCCACAGTTCGTTATTATAGTTCTCCCATAGACGGATAGGTGCACCGATCTTATCTGCATCACCTAGAAAGAAGTCTGTACTCTCCTTAACCTTACGGTTCAATCCCTTGGCAGTCACACCAGGTAACGTAAGTCCTAATCTATTTGCTCTATCAAAGAGGCTTATGAACTCATCACACAGGCGAATATCATCTAACTGGTACTCATCAATGAAATTTGTCATCTTACATTAATTTTTACTTGACGAGTGTTATCACCAATGGTTCCTTCTAAGAAGTAATTAAATGCTATCATATAACGGTCTTGATCCGTTTCATTAACATCAACCTCATGCATCAAATGAGAAGGGAATATAGTAAGGTCACCCTTTTGTACAGCTATACCCCATCGATCTGCATTAAACAGATTACCCTCTGAAGTCAATGGTCTGACTGTACCAGTAGCATACGTTGCTTGTAAATGTGGACAACAGAAAACTAATTGGCCACTACCTTCAGGTACATCAAGATAAACACCACCACTGAAACATGAGTTACTATGGTAGTGCTTAGGTGAATAGTTACCTGGCTTATGGAGATTAACCCATGACTGAATATGCTTAGCCCTACAACCAGTAAGTTTAATCAACTCAAAACAATACGTATTCACGTACTGATCAACTGACTTCTTTAACTCTTTGAATGGCTCTCTGGTAAGTATCTTTAAGTCCTTACTACTATACCCTGAGTTATCAGGGTATGCAACGTACTCTAAACTTTTTAATAATGCTGTATCAACGCTACTGACATCTACTGAGGTTTTCAGTACTGGTGTTGAGAACAGTGGTATAATATCATTGCTCATACTTATGAGGGATATAATCAGGACATAATAAGGATCCTGCTATTTCTGCAGCAGAATTATTTTTTTCACATAACTTGTTCATCCAGATCCTCTCCTTAAGGGTGACTGGTCCATCAGACAGAATGCGACAGCAAATGTCCGTGAGTTCTAGACGATAACTTGTACTTAACATGTTCGATAGCTTCGGGTAGGATTGAGTATTCCATCAGGTGAATACGACGGGTCAAAGTGTCAATGGTATCGTCAGGATATATTTTAACTTTGCCTTGATCTATTATAGCACCTGAGTCAAGCTCCTCAGTCACATAGTGTACAGTTACACCTGTAACGGGATCTCTATTTTCAAACGCTCTTTCTATTGCCATTAGACCCTTATACTTAGGAAGTAAGGAAGGGTGTATATTAATTATTCTATCAGGAAATGCTTCAATAAGGGTATTTGTAACGATTCGCATCCATCCTGCCATGATTATGAGGTCAACATCAAATGCCTGAAATGCTTTAATCATGGACAACTCATCTTTGTGATCCATCCATGCATGGGTTATACCTAGCTTCTGGGCACGTCTTGCTGCACCGCAATCTCTTTTGTTGTGTATCATCAACACAACTTCGTCCTTGTTACATGTACGGACTATATTCTCGAAGTTGCTCCCGTTACCAGAGCACATAACTCCTAGTTTCATTCGTTAAACCTAACACCTTCACAGTTTGATTTTGAACAAAAATAACGCCCTTCAGGATCAGTGGGTTGGGTAAGGTACTCAGTTTCACTGACCCACTCACGTAATGCTTCGAGCATAATTTCTTTGAATGAAGGAGAGCTTCCAGTATATGCTGGTTCTTCTTCAGTTACAGGATGTTTATATTCAGTTGTTTCAAAGTAAGATGTGTAATTCATCCTACCTTCACGCTCATCTAATACCTCATTGATGAGGATCTTCATCTCCTTTGCGTATGTTGGAGTGAATAACCTACGAGGTGTAACAATAGCAGGTTTATATTCCTGCTTTCCAGATGGCTTGGCATTGGGATCCGAAGGTCCACTCATGCCTTGAGTGTCTATATAACTTCCTTTGATTGGTGCTTTAGACATTACATTTTATTAGGATCAGCCATGAATACAAAGACAAACCATAGTACTAGAGCGACTACGGCAATAGTGAGAACATTCAAAATCATTTCGATTATTTAGGGTAATTGATCTAACATAGCTTGGACATTTTTCTTGAGACCATCATAGAAACCTGGACCTATATCAGCAGGTGCCATTCCTAACATTGTTGCCGCCTGTCGTACCTGTCCTACCAATTGCTTGGCATCAGGGTCATCAGACAGTGTGACACGCATGTACATAGTCTGTTGCAGATCTATCAGTTGTAGCATTTTCTCTAGTTGTTCCCTCTTCTCATTGGAATTGAGAAGTAACCCCATCTTATTGATCTCCATGTAGAGATCTTGCATACGATTGAGTTCCTCTTGGACAACTTCTGAACTAAAAAACTTACTCATAGGTACTGTGACTTGATGATACTCTTATATTTACCCAAATCTACAGTGAGGAATGGGTCGTATTTCATCACCTTATTTCTCAAAGGCTTCCAGACTATCTCCTCTTTGATTTGTTTATCAAATTGTGGGATGAACTGGAATATCTTGTTGAATATGGTGAGTGTTTCAATGCTTATTCTACCACCTAATTGAGCTTTCACAAGAGGTGGGTGTACACTTTGTAATGTGAACAATCCCTCGAAGTCCTCTTGAAGATCATGGAGAGTGCCTACATCCTCTCTGAACTGATAGGATAGACTTTCCTTGCGTTTGATCCACTCTGAGTAGTTCCGAGCACCCTCGCGTACTAGAGTAGCGGGATACACCTTATCCTCAGCGATCATGTTGGCTACAAAAAAATCGCGCAGCTCGAAGTCCTTGAACTTCCTTGAGAGTTTGACAAAAAAGAACTTATCTTTTCTTTGGTCAAAAGATTTCTGGGATGCCTTAGCAGACCCCCCATATTGGAAATAATCGTAAGTCTCGGATGTGAAGTGAAGTTTTAGAGCAAGATACAGTTTGTATACTTCAAAACCTGTCATGATTTCAAACAGATGTTACCTGATATGCTGATCCTCTGCTCCTCGCAATTATAGAAAGGATAGACTTGGTGTTTCAGCTTAGATGGAAATAATACCATAGTTCCTTCCAAGTGTCCACTCATAGCATAGGTAAACGATTCCATCTCGCCTAAAATATTCACATACTGAAACTCAAAGTTAGAGACAGCTCCATCATTAAATGATAAACTCTGCTGATCCTCATAGTCTGTAGGGATCTTCATCCATATCACAAAACTATAAACACCTGTATGATTATGTAATGGATTGAACTCATGTTGATTCTGATAATTGACCCACCATTGGTTCATGATATAATCATGCTGTTCTGTAGTAGGTATCCTAGAACCTAAGTTCAAAAATTTTTCTTGATAGGTATTGATAATAGGTGCAACAGTAGTTCTATAAAAATAATCACCACCATCTAACACGTAGCTATTGTCTATATGACCAACCAGTGCAGATTTATAACTGGATCCTTTATCCCCAATACATTTCCAGAGATAATTTATTTCTTCTTGACTTAGTTGCTTCTCAATTACCCCTATATTAGGAAACTGACGAGCATTCATAACTGCAATAAAGCTTTTGATGTCTGCTTCATGAAGTTAAGACGTTGTGCCTCATACTTCAGTTTCTCTTTCAATGGTTTAGATATTAACTTATTAATCCCTTCAAATTCTATATTCTTGTCTTCGCAAAATTGTACAACTGCCTCAATGTAATTCAAATTAGAATCTTTGACAATCTTTTCTATTTCCACCGAAAACTTCGCAGCAGTCATAAAGTTCTCCTCAAATACTTCATCTATTTTACCATTCGCCATGTGCTGCCCTGTAGGTATCAATGTACTCTTTAAGTTTACGAGCATACTTAAACTTGTCATATATTTCAAAGATTTGCGGTTCACCTGTTTCACATGCAATAATGGTTACGAGTTTCTTGACTTGTAAGCCAGTTAGCTCTTGAAACATTATAGCATAAGCTGTCTCTTGTGCAAAGTAGTCATGTATCCACTCTTCACGTTTATACTTAGTTGAGGTTTTAAAATCAATTATAGCAAGCTCACCGTTATACTCGGCAATACAATCTACACGTCCAGCTAATCGCAGCAACTTAGAGTATAAGGGTGCTTCTAGAGCATGTATATTGTTAATACTATCTAGGTAGGGTTTGATCTGATGGAATAACCCCATGGATAGTACATCATCCTTATATTTGCTAATATCCATATTAGACAAATACTCTTCAGCAAGCTTATGTGTCTTATTACCTCGTGTAGAGGCACGTTTAGAAATCTTATTAGCTTCCTCTTCACCAACCCTCTTACGCCATGCCATAATAGACGCTTTTTTAGAGTGTCCTATGACAGTAGTAACAGAAGGATAGACCGCATCATTTATGAGATACGTTCTACCCTTCGGGGTTGTTGTTGCTTTTAAGTCTACGAAATTATGTTCGTTTAAATGTTTAAATTCCAAGGTTCATCTTGCTAATCAAATAGGATTTGACTAGACCAGATCTAACAATGTCATCGATACCGAATTCAATACTCTGAAATTCATCCATGTCATCAATAATCTTTTTGAAGTCCATAATACCAGTTTTCTCATGAACCTTAGTCAAGTCAGTTTGTGCAGCGTCTCCTGCAAATACAATCTTACTATTGATCCCTAGACGTGTAATGATGGAATCAAGTTCGTGGAAGTTAAGGTTCTCAGATTCATCAACCAAGATAATAGCATTATCAATAGTTGTACCACGTATGAATGAGGTGCTCCAGAAGGAAATAGTCTCCTGTGCCTTAAGATTACCATAGAGCATCTCAAAGGATGGATCATCAGGCATCTCGAACATATACCTAACCATATTCTTATATGGTATTTGATATAGGTTAGCTTTATCTTCATGGTCTCCTGGTAAGAAACCAATTTCTCTAGTAGGTACTAAAGACCTTACAATATACAGTTTATCATAAGGTGTCTTTTCGTCAAGTATTTCTTTAAGAGCAAGATATATTGTGATGAAAGATTTACCAGTACCTGCACATCCGAATAAAAATAAATTCTTATTCTTATCCCATGCATCCCACACCTTCTCTTGTGTGGAAGTTATAGGTTTAATTTTTAATAGGTGGTCTACACCTATGGGTTTCTTTCTCATTTGTCTGGTCGATAGTCCAACCATAGTGGGCTGCTTCTTGCTTTTTACAGGCATACTAGATCTTGTCGAATTTAGCGTAAGGATGATGCTTCTTCACATTATTCAAGCGATCCTTGAAGCCCTGAGGAAGCTTGTTCTGATAATCACCCACCTCACTGATAGCAGACATAGTACCTGCTTGCCAGTTCTTCTCCCATTCAGGATTGTCGGCTCTCCATTGCTCATACTGAGCAACAGTCATGGTGAATTCTTTCTCCTCACCTGTATCGTAATTTTTTACTGCATAATTTGGCATTACTTAAACTCCCAATTCAAAGCGTTTGTACAGACGGGAAACTGTTGTTTAAAGATCTGTCGTACCTCGTGCACTAAATCCATGTGTTCTTTCTGAGTACCATGTGCAGACCTCAAATCTATATAGTGGATCCATGACCGTACACTACCAGTCATGTAGATACGAGTAGGTGTTGCTAACGGGAGAACAAATCTCGCACATTCCTTCGCAATACCCGAAGCGAGGAGTTCATTGTAGAGATCCATTGCTTCAACGAAATGTTCTGCAATCTTTTCTTGAAGGTCTTGTTTCTTGTTCGGTGGTACGTCATCTGTACTGTTCTGCCTATTCTTAGTGTCCTGATGCCTGAGATCAAACATAGGAATCTCATCTGCTAACAAATTAGTGTCAGCATATCTCTGTGAGAATTCTTGAAATGTAAAAGAACGATGTCTTAATATCTGTGCAGCGAGACCTCTAGTTGTCTCTATCTCGACTGTCATGTGAGCCTGCTCGAAGACTGACCAATGACCATGCTTTATGCAATAACCTAGTAATCCTGCTACTGCTGGATTTGACTGATTGCTTGGGTTGCTCACTCTTGCTACGTACCCCATCGTCTTCTCTGCGTCTGGGGTCACTGTCACTAGCTTTACGTTCATCTTTTTGTAATTTCTCACGTTTTTTAATAAATTTGGCATACTTGACTTCCTCCTTAGTATACCAACCAGGATGTAATTTAGCCTGTTTAATAATTTTCTTTGCGGCTTTTCTGTCCTTCATGATGGTGTTTAAATCCCCTCCACTCGTTTAACACTTGTTCAGAACTAATAGGAAACTGATTCCAAAAGACCAGAAAAGAACGCATCGTCTGAGATTCCCCAGTGCGTTCACGTTCTCTTAAGAGATCTAGTAGTTCTATAGAGCTATTTATTCGTGTGGTCATGAAGTGCATCGAAAAGTTCATCAGCTAGAACATCTATATCCTCAATCTCTTGATTGAATATAAAATCATCTGCCTGTTTAGCCTCAAACAGCTTGTTGACTTGTTTTGAGATATGCTCCTGTATTGAAATTTCCTGGGGGAACGTTTCCTCCGCAGAATCCAAGTCCTTTGAGATGTTTTGATCCGAGTTTGTCATAATAGCAATCAAAAATGTCTGTTCTATTACCCATTACTATATCGTAATGGTCAGAGTAGTGTTCTTCTCCTTTCTTCATATCTAGGTAATGAACTAGACATGCATTAGTAGGAAGCTTTTTATTTTCTGCTAATGACCTGTCGCAACCAACATTAAGGATAGTAACACGGTAGTCATCTTTGACCTTTGCTACCTCATCGTTACTTTCCCAAATCACGTCTTAGTACCATCTCTATTACCCCACTCAATTTGTGGGAAAGCTTCTGATACTACCTGTTTGGTAACTCTATACTTTGCTTGAATATCTTTATTACATGCAGCAACCAACAGATTTGCTTCAGTTTCATGAAGTCCTTCTAGTAGTTGAACAAATAATTGCTCACGCTTCATACCTTTAAGGCTGCTATCCCCTCCCTTAAAGTACCTGTATAACCCTTTATACTCATGTATTAAACGAGTATGTTCTGTCCCTATAGGTGCCTCATTGGGTGAAAAGGGTACTTCACCAGGTGGTAAAAGAAACTCTAAAGTTTCATCAAAATTGATAATTAAGATTGCACGTAAAGCATTATTGTTATACTCTTGAAGTAACTCAACTTTTTCTGCCTTGGTTTTAGCAGAAGAGACCTTCTGAAGTATCTCTGTTACTAGTGCATCATTTGGTAATTTTTTCGGTGCCATTTCAAATCACTATTTGTTTAATATTATATCACTCATCCTCGTCTTCGTCAAGTAATTGGTCTGGATCCATGAATTTAACTGCTAACAGTTCTTCTTGAATATATGCACCATTACCATCTAAGAACTCAGGGTGAAGATTGTTCATCTGTCGCTTGAGCGTATGGGTATCTACCGTAGTTTTGTAGATCCATCCAATTACTCCTCCTAATACCAGCGTGAATAACATTCCTGCTGCGGAAAAGAAAAGAATTACATTAGTGTCCATTAGGTGTCCTTGCGTATGTCTACTCTAACACGGACCATCCACTTTAGCAAGCGAAAGGTACGATCAAACCAACTTGGTTGTTCTACCCTCCTGCCTCTCGGCAACATAATCTCTGTACCTTTATTTAGAACCAGTTCACGTCGCCTTTCCTTCAGTTTAGTCATTATACATCAGGGAAAAAATTATGCTCTTTAAGGTACTTAACAGTCTCTTGGCATCCACCAAGCTTTGCTCCATTCAACACAACCTGAGGAAACGTAGATCCTTCCCCAAATTCGCCATAGAATGCTTTTCGATCAAAATTCTGATCTAACTTATACTCTACGTACTTAAAACCTGCTAATTTTAGTACTTCTGTAATTTTAGTGCAAAAGGGGCATCCATCCCTTGAATATACGGCAAAGTTCATACTAAGAAGGTAGTTAAAAATGAATATGCAATTAACCAAGCACAAAGACCACCTACAACCTTGTAATACTTACGAATAGGTGTACCAAAGTACTGTTGTCCAATCATCAAACACTTATGTGCTGGAGATAGGAGATATCCAGAATATTCTGTTGCCAGAAACCAGACGAGATATTTATCACCAAAAATCAAGACTAAAGCAGATGTCATACCAGCATACTTTCCAGATGACCCCATAATCCATGCTGCAATGGTTGCAACGATAGAAACAGGTATAATCATAGAAGGATCCGCTGACTTAAGATATGCCATTACTGGTTCCTTAATCTGCCCTACAACCCCTCCAAGAGCTAGTACAACAGTCGCAATAATAGCGAATTTACCATCTAAGTACTTACCCCAATTCCAGTCTTTACAGAGGATACTGTAGTAACATGCCATTGCTGCAAACCAAGGGAAAAAGAAGATTGCACCACTTTTACCAGTTGCAAGTAAGAACCATAATGTACCAATAAAAGGTGCCCAACCACGTAATGCCCTAATTGGGTCAAAATCACGAATATTGCTCAAATCGGGAACTACCGATCTTGCGTCAACTTTGGAAAATATGTACCACCACGTATATGCCAAACATATGGTAAGTGGAACTATCGTATATTGAAGAAATCCCCAATATGTGATTCCAAGTGCTGCCATCGGCAATGCGACGGTTTTCTCCAATGGAGACCACCAATAATAGTGATGAGTACTCAAATAGTCAATAATACCAAAAGCACTGCGTTTTTTCTTATCTGGTGGTGCTATGGCATCTAATAAAGGTGCAGATAACGCTACTCTGCCTGGAATCGGCAAAATACCCCCAAATATGGAAGTAAGAATAATGAGTATTCTGTTATCTCGAACATATCGCTTAATTAGCGAATATACGTCATCTAGGACGTGGTATTGACGGATAAAACCGCCTAAAATCATGATTCCAAAGATATACCCCATATAGAGTTCTTTGGCTAATATAGATTCAATCATTTCTTAACGATCCACCGAGGTAAGTAAAATATCAACCAGGCGAGTGTCCAGAAGGTTGCTAATACCACTATGTGTAGAACTCTATGAGAGTTGACTATTAGTCCACAAGTTACTAATGATATCCATAACCAATCTAGGGTTCCATGTAGTCTCCACCACAACTTATCACCTAGCTTCTTCATCACCTTATCTCTAAGTCTAGCAAAGAAAGGTGATATATGTCGCATCATCACGAATCCCTCATTGAGGAACATTAATGTAAATCCTATCCAAAAAATCATAAAAAGGTATTTGGTAAAAAATGGTCTGAATTTTTTTTCCGACTTTTTTTGAAACTAAAAGTCGATTTTCCCTGAGGAAAAATCTTTGAGCTTTTTGTGCAGCGCATCGACTTTCGCCTCAGACTTACGGCTCTTCCACAGTTGTGTAATTATAACATGGAGTTCGTCTTTGTCAATTGGTAAGTTCATCACACTCTCCTGATAAAGATTCTGCCATACTACCACCAACATCAGATCCTGCATCCATTCCCATCATCGTCGCAGCACCAGCAATAACCCACCCAACAAAGGGAATACCAGTAACACTAGGGGCCACAGCAGCACCAAGACTTGCACCGACCATCTTACCTGTTCCTTTTCCTGATCCGATTGCTTCAATACAGGCTTCTGATTTACTTCCTGTAACTGAGTTGGTTCCTTTATGATCCAAGTGGATAGACCCATC